GGACGTTAGAAAAATTAGGTATTCAAATCCCTGACAATGTTAAGAAAACTAAAGATTATGAAGCAGTGCAAGCATTACTTAACAAACAATTTGGGGGTGCTGCCGCTGACGCTGCAGATACGTTTCAAGGCCAGTTAGCAAAACTGCAAATATCGTTTGGCAAAATTGTTGAAGAAGTAGGCGTACTGGTATTGCCGTACTTGCAGCGTTTTGTTACGTACGTCAATGACCACATAATGCCAGCGCTAAAAGTATTTATTGAAGCGCTTAAGGGTGGCAACGGCGTTGCTGGGTCTTTTGAAATAGCAGTGGCTTCTATGGGCGATTTTGCGCCTGCTGCCATTAAGGCAATGCGCGCCGCCACTGAAGCAGTGTTTGAGTTTATTAAAGCTATTGCGTTGAGCTATGCAGGTATTCAAACCCTTATTGGTGCAGCTCAAGCGTTGGCGTCGCGTGGCAAAGCAGGTTTGCCGGCATTTGCGGCAGCTTTAGCCGCAGCTGGTGGTTCTGTCATAACGGACAAACTTAAAAATGACACTCTTAACTATTTTGACGGCTTGCTAGGCCGCTTAGACGTTTTAGGGCCTAAAGCTGCCGCTATTAAAAACAAAATAAACCCAGTAGCTGACGCGCTAGACCGGCTGGAAGGCAAACTACGGCCCAAAGTTGAAGGGTTAGATGATGACCCGCCAGCCGGTAAAGGTTTAGACAAAATCGCAGAGAAAGCCAAAAAACTTGCTGAGAAAACTAAAGAGGCTGCTTCAGCGCTTGAAAAAGAAATGGCTGAAGCTCTTAAAGGCGCTGAAGAAAACTTAGCAACAGCTCAAGAGGCGTTTGACAGTTTCGCCGGGTCTGTAGGTCAAGTAATACGTGAAACGCTTAATTTTGCTGACGCTTTTAAAGCCAGCGCTGAAGAGGGCGGCAGCAGTTTCTTTACTGAGCTGCAAAAGCAAGCTGACAAAGCTAAAGAGTTTGGCGTATTGACTGAAAAATTGTTGGCTGCCGGTATTAGCAAAGAGGCATTAGACCAAGTGCTATCGGCTGGCGTAGAAAGCGGCACAGAAATTGCTAAACAGCTGTTGGGTGCTGCTGACGGCGTACTCAAGGCAAATACGTTGGTAGCTGAGGTAGAGGCCATTGCTGACCGTATCGGGCTTGCCGCTGCAAACAAATTTTATAAGGCTGGCGTAGATAACGGTACGGCGTACCTTAAGGGCGTTGAAGAGGCTATTGCGGCGGCTAATGCGCGTATTGCTGGCGCTAAACGTCCTGCTGACATTAAAGGGGCAGGGGCTTTGTTTGCTGAAACGGCAGGGGCGTTGGGCACTAAGGCAGGGGTAGTGAACAATTACACAATTACTGCTCAAAGCCTTGACCCGAAACGTTCAGGGGACGTAGTGCTAGACGCGCTTAAAGAGCTCAACCGGCGTAGCGGCCCGCTAGATATTCAAATTGCATAATGGCTACGCCCGTAGTTCAAAGCGGTAACTACCTATTTGAGGTAGATACGGGTTGGGACGTAAATAGTTTTACGTTAAATGACAGCACTAAGGGGGTGCTAAATAATACTGAGTTTACGTTGGGCCCTAATACGCAGTTTGCTGACGTAACTAACTTTGTTAAAACCATTAGTTACCGGCGTGGTAGGCAGCGAACTAGTGACCAATTTACGGCTGGCACTATGCAAGTGGTTTTAGATGATGAGCTGGCAGGCGGCGCATTGTCACCCTATGACCCGGGTAGCCCGTATTATGACCCAGCCAATAACCAGCCGGGCATTGCGCCGCTACGCAAAGTGCAGTTATCGCGTGAGGGTGAGTATTTGTTTAAGGGCGTAATTGTTGATTTTACGTACCAATTTGATATGGGCGGCGATAATTTAGTTATTTTAAATTGCGCTGACGGTTTTTACCAGCTGTCTCAGGCCTCTTTAGATGAGCTTAACGTCAGCCCTGAAACGTCAGGTGAACGAATTGAAACTATTTTAGATTTGCCAGAAGTTGACCTATTCCCGGGTGCTGAGCGCAACGTCAATATAGGCACAGTCAACTTGGGTCATAACGCGGCTTACACTATCCCGGCAGCAACAAACGCCCTAGGTTATATTCAGCAAATTAACCAAACCGCTGAATTTGGGCGCGTTTTTATGGCACGTGACGGCGTTTTTACGTTTCAGCCGCGGATAGGTAACACACTTTCAGCCCCGGTAATAAGTTTCAATGATGACGGTACCGGCACTAAATACAATGACCTGCAAATAGCGTTTGACGCTACTCACGTAGTTAACCGGGCAACCGTGACGGCCCTAGATAACAAAACGGCTACTGAAAATGATTTAACCAGTCAGGCCACCTATTTTGTGCAAACTACGGACATTACTAACAGCCTTTTGCATCAGCAAGGCGAAATTGACGCGGCAGCCGCTTATTTAATAGTTGGTACCCCTGAACCGCGTTTTACGTCAGTGCAAACCAATTTTGCTTTATTGACCAACCTTGAGCGTGATGAGGCCACCCAAGCTGATATTGGTACCACCCTTCAGGTAAGCAAGCAAATAACCGGGGTAGGCACTATTACGGAAGAGGTAGCTATTGAGGGTATTGAGGCTGTTATAGATTTTGCTGCCGGGCATACGGTCAGGTTTTATACCAGCGACGTGACCATTGTTGAATTGTTTGTTTTAGATAGCAGTTTGCTAGATGATATTTACGTTTTAGGCTAGGCTAGGCAGTATGGGCGCTAATGCACAGACTTCAGTACCTACGTTTGTTGCTTCGCAGGTTTTAACAGCTGCGCAAGTTAATCAGATAAATACGGGCGTACCCGTTTTTGCTGATAGTACGGCGCGTGATGCCGCGTTTGGTGGCAGCGGCGAAAAAGTGCTTGCTGAGGGTCAGCTGTGTTATTTGGAAAGCACTAATAAGGTGCAATACTATGACGGCTCTGCATGGGCTAACCTTGGAAGCGTGACAAACGTAGCCGCATTTACCGCAACCGGAACGTGGACAGTACCGGCAGGCGTAACGTTCGCAATTGCCCACATTCGCGCAGGCGGCGGGGGCGTTTCAACCGGCGCGGGCACGGGTGGCACTTCGTCGGTAGCGTTTGCGGGCGGCACCGTATCTGCAACAGGTGGCGCACCCATGACGCAAGCCGCGTTACTAAATGCGCCAACTACAACGGCAGGGCCCGCAAATAGCGGCAACGGTGCCAATGCGTTAAACACCGGTGCTAGTTACATTTTGCAAGGGCAAAATGGTGCCTACATAGTTGCCGGCGCAACCGTTACGCCGGCCGCCAGCATTTCGGTTACGGTTGGCGCAGGCGGAACGGCAGGCACAGACGGCGCGGCGGGCGGTAGCGGCTACGTATGGATTGAGTACCAAGTATGAGCGAGCGAACAGTAGCAGTAGTTGAGCCGAACGTAACCAATGGCGTAGTAGTAAACGTTGAGGTAGTGCCAACGGATTGGGTAAATGATGACCCGCAGCATTTAATTGAATACACAGAAAAAAACCCTGCAGCTATTGGTTGGGCTGTGGTTGACGGGGTGGTAATTGTGCCACCACCACCACCAGACCCGACACCACCAGAAGCGCAGTGAAGTGGGTAGCAGTCGCAGCGCTACTTACTTTGACAGCTTGCGAAACTACACGCAGCAACAGCGGCAAAGTGTCAACACGCCCCACATACTGCCAACCAGTAGATAGGTGCTAATTATGAAAGAGCGCTACACAGCAGAGCAACTACACGCCCGCATGGTTGCAACCGTAGGCGTTTTGCTAGGCGTAGTTTTCAGTGTGGTAGTTATCGGTTTTGTTTACGGCCTGCTATTTGTCAGTCAACCTATGGAACAAGCCCCAAACGATAAAGAATTTATAAGCCTCATGGCAACTATCGTCACGTTTCTTTCGGGCACTTTGGCTGGAATTGTTGCTTCTAACGGGATGAAAGACAAACCCAAAAAATGAATATTTACAAAGTATCTACCTACCCGGTAGTCACTAATAAATTGCCCGGTACTGAGCGCTGGGTAGAGCTTGCAAACAAATATTCAGGCGGTGCTTTGTGGAATAACGGCACGTTTGTTTTTAGGGATATTAGAGGCAAGCCCGGCAAAATAAGTAACCATGCGCGGGGCGTTGCAATGGATTTGAGCTATAGGTTTATTGAGCCACGCAAATTGGGCGTTAGTGACGGGCGCGCTAAAGCTATTACGTTTTTGCAAACCGTTTTAGATAATTGGGAATTGCTAGGCGTACAGTTGGTTATTGACTATTGGCCTGAACCGTTTGGGCGTAGTTGGAATTGCAGCCGCGCAGGTATGGGCGTACCTAAGCCTCATGCAGCTGAGGCATGGGTAAAACCTAAAACTGAATTATTTACGGGCACCCCTAAAGGTGACTGGCTGCATATAGAAATTACGCTAGGTTTGGCGTTGCACCCGCAAAACGTCACGGCAGCCTTTAGGCAGGCGTTTGACAAATCCACCACCACCTAGCACCCCAGCCCTACTATGGGCTTACAACTTAAAAGGGGGTCGCAGCGTGACCAATGAAGACAAGCCAAACCTTATTTTTTATGAGGTTTTGACCGGCAAAGTAGATACGGGCCATGAAATTATGGTGCAAATATTTAGGCACCCTGACGGGCGTATAAGCCTTGCCCAATTTGCGTTTAGAGCTGACAGCTGGGCTACGTGGGGGCCCCCACAGCGGCTAAGCCATATGAGCACCACCCCTACAGCCGAAGGGGCTTAGCTTGATTACCCAGTTAGGCAAATTGCTAGCGGTAGCTATCGGAGTTTTAATGGCGTTTACAGCCTTTACCACAGCCCAAGCACCCGCTACCCTTACACAGCTACCCCCAGCGGTTTACGCAAGCACAGATAGCCTTATAACGCCTATTAACGGGCTTGTAGTGGCTCCTCCTACCACTACAGCACCCTCAACCACGGTTAGCAGCACTGAGACGTGCACGGGCTGGGTTGAAAAAGCGCGGCAGGTTGGTTGGCCTGAGCAAACCCTGCCCACTCTCGCGGTTATTCTTCGCCGTGAGAGCGGCTGCCAGCCTGCCGCGTTGGGTGACAAAGACAAAGGCGGCTCATATGGGTTATTGCAAGTGCATTGCCCTACGTGGGGGTTACCTAACCGTTATAACGAAATTGGTTGGTTGCAGGCGCGAGGCATTATTGAAACTTGCGAAGATTTGTTTGAACCTATAACCAATTTGGTTGCCGGTCTGCTGATTTGGCATGAGGCCAAAGGCTTTGGGGTTTGGTCAACGTATGACGGGTGAAGCTTACGTGGCTACTTGCTTGGGCATTGTGGTTTGGGTCATGTTTTGGTTGCAGTCATGAGCCCGCAAGAAACAGCTGAGACGCTTGAAGGGCTTGCTGAGCGTTTAAATCAGGCAAATATTGCGTTTGCTATGAGTGAAGCTGCCTACCATTTGGTGAGGCAGCAGCGCATTATTGAAGAGTTACGCGCTGAAATATCTGCATTGTTGACGTTGGTGAAATATGAGTGATACCAGTTTTAATTATCGGGCAGCGTTTGAATTGGGGCATAATTACGCCCGGTTTGTGGCTGAGTGCCTTATTGACGCTGGGGTATCAGCTGAATTGCCCTTGCTTGAATTTGCTGAAAATGAAGCAGACCGTGAACGGTTTACGTTGCATGAAAAAGACGTGATAACGCCTGCTGGGGTGCTTGAGGTAAAGAGTTCTAGCCGGGTATTTGGCGCTAAACCGTTTGACTACCCGTACCCCAGCCTCATTGTGGATACGTTGCACGGTTACGTTAAAAAGGCCCGTAAACCCGTGGCGTATTGCATTGTTTCGCAAAGCACTAACGCAATTTTGGTAGTGCCGGTATCTACACAGCAATTTTGGCGCGTGGAAGATATTTACGATAAGCAACGGCTGTTAACAGCTGAAATGCTGATTTGTGACAAACAGTATTTGCGCTCATTCGGTGAGCTTGTCACGTGGCTTAAAAATAAAACTGTATTGCACCCAACAGATACGCTACAGCTTTAATTACTACTGAAAGGTAAGCAGCGTGGCATTTAATTTAGGTGATTACGTAACCGTCAATGAGCGTTTAATTATGGCGCTAAAAGTGCACCCGAAATTACGTATTCAAGAGACAAGTGCAACCGTTGAGCAGTACGGCAACGCAATTGTGCTTATTTGCACAGTCACTGTTTGGCGTGACGAAACAGACCCGCTGCCGGTCATTGCTTCAGCGCAAGAAAGTTTGCCGGGCACTACCCCATTTACTAGACAAAGTGAGCGCATGGTTGGCTTTACGTCAGCTTTAGGCCGCGCTTTGGGCTATATGGGTTTTGGCATAGATAAAAGCATTGCTAGCGCCCATGAAGTGCAAGCCCGCCAACAGCCCACAGAACCCGTGGAAGACCCATTCCCTAGCACCCCGGAAGATGAAAACCGTTTGGCTATGCGCCGAATAGTTGAAGCTGAAACAAACAAAAAGAAAGCTGCAGCAGTCAACGGCCCTATAACTGACCCACAAAAAAAGATGATAAAAATACAAGCAAACAAAGCCGGTTTGACTGATGACCAAAGCCTCTGGCTATTGTGTCAGGACATTCTTAACAAAGAAGTTTCAAGCCTTCAAGACCTCACCAAATTTGAAGCCAGCAAACTTATTGAAGAGCTATTAAAACTGGCAGCAGACAAGCAGCGAGAAGTTACTGACCCTTTCTAAAACTTAAGTAGGCCAATTCCATTGGTGCTTCACAGCGGCGCGACTGTGTGCAGGTGCAAATCCTCAACGCCTAACCAGCGTTAGTTAGCCCGTAAGAGAGGCGGGTAAAGACCATGCAAACAATACGGGTGTATGGCAAGTGTGAACCGTGCTTACCAACGGACGGGCGGGCCCGGCGACCCTCTGCCTAGACCCACCAAACAAACTCAACTAACCTAAACAAAACAAAACAAACCATGACAAAATCAGCAGCGCCTAAAACGTCAACACGCTCAAGCAAGCAACCCACAAGCAAGGCGCGCAAGCGCCGCGCTAGGCCAAGCGAAGCGCGGCAGCGGTAGCCCCCCATGCCCAAAAAATACAACGCCACAAAACAAAAACAATACAAAAGCGCCAACTACCAAAAACGGCGCAAAGAACTCTTACGTGACCAACCACTCTGCCATTGGTGCAAACAAAGACCAGCAACAGAAGCAGACCACCTAATAGAACTAGACATAGCCGGCAATGACGGGCCACTAGTCCCCAGCTGCAAACCATGCAACGCAAGACGCGGCGCAAACTACAAAGCAAAAAAAAATTTACGCCAAAAAAACCATCAAACAAAAACCCAACGCGAAAAAAAACCAAAACCATTTTTTGAAACCCCCCCCACCCTCACCCCGCGCCCA